TGAAGAGAACTCTTAAGCTTACACTCAAGGTTCCCTTTGAGGGAGTTAGACACCGATCCTCGAAGGCACAGGGCCGTCGAAAGACGGTTCTCCCTAACGGGATCACGTGGAAGTTCATTGGAGGACGCCGATCTGTATTCTCATACAAACTGAGAAATCTTACGGGGAAAGACCGTGGGAGACTCAGGGACACATGGCTCGCAATATGTGGAGCCCTTGAGATACTATCTCCTGGTATGGTTAAGGGGTTACTTCTAACCCCCCAATTATACCAAGAGACTATCTCAGGGATCAACATGTTGTACCGTTGGGTCCTTAAGTCCTGGTGTTTCCAGGGAGGAGAGTGGGTCTTATCAGCCCTCTCTAATTTCTGCGATTGGGCCCTTTTCTACTCAGTTGAGAGTGATTACTCTCAGCCTGAATTAAAAAGTGGCCTCATCGGAGGAACTAGAGATGGCTGGTTAAGATTCCCATGGGCGAAGGGGGTCCTCAAAGGGGTAGTAATACCCACTCGAGGACCCTATTCGTCCACTCCTCCCTGCCAAGAGAAGAATAGTTTTGGGTTATATACCCTTTACTCCATCAAGGGTGGGCTTCCAAAGCCATCTCATGAGAAATGTTTAAAATCTCTTGAGTTGCATAGGGAGACTACCACTGGTGGAGGGGTAACACCTGAACCTATTCTTCTTCTAGCACGAAGATTCTCTGAACAGTACAGGAGCGAGTTCAAACCGAATCCTAATGAGATATCCTTAACGAACTCTTCGTCCTCCACCTACGAGTATTCTCGTAGTGATGGGGGAAGAGGAGAGTTCATGAAGGATACCTTCATTAGGACTCTGAATGGCTTGCTTGAGAGGACCCATTATCAGGGATCCTTTACTGCCCTAGGAGGAATCTGGAATTTCGAGTCCGGATTTCTCCAAGATGCAAGTTTGGGAACCCCAATGATGAAGGAATTCTCAGTACTGTTCCTCCTTGATGACGCATGTAGAGAGGGTTGGGTTCCAAGGCCGACAGAAGAGCCTCTTGAGGGTGGTCCGTATACTGGAAGGTATACGGCACCCCCAAGGATCTCTTTTGAAGACTTTGATCCCAAGCCCTATCCGGCGAGGGCGGTGACGGTGGAGGAGCAGGGCAACAAGGCACGGGTGGTAACACCCGCGGCTTCTGTCGTAGCTTCTCTACTACACCTCATGAGAACTTACTGCTATTCATCTCTTAAGAAGGACCCGGAAGTGGGTACTATCTCAGGAGATGGAACGCTTGTAAGTTTCATGAAGAGGGCCAACAAGTTCCTTGAGAGTAGGGACGAGGCATTCCTTAAGGATCGTGTTCTGTTGTCTCTGGATTTAACCAGAGCCACAGATACGTTCCATATGGATGTCTCGTCCCAACTCCTCTCAGGGTACTTGTCGGATCCCTCTACCCCTTTATTGGTAAGGGTCCTCGGACCCCTCTCCACGTCATCAATGGAGGTATTGTATGAAGATCTGGAAGACGATGTAGAGCCCATGGCAACCAGTCGTGGGATCCCCATGGCTAACCCATCATCATGGTTCCTTTTGAATCTGTTCAATAGGTTCTTCTGGGAGTTATCCGGAGCATTGCTTCGGGAGGCTCCTGGAAGAACCATTGATCAGATCATAAGGAACCTCTTGAAGGGTAGGTTCTCCAAAATGAAATTTCGGAGAACCGGTGGGGATCCACTGACATCGAGGTGCGGAGATGATCAGATCTCTCTCACGACTAAGAGGAGGGCGCTCTTGTTTGAGCGCCTCCTCCCATTCGGAGGAGCGATTATTTCCGCCGGTGTACATATGAGATCAGCATCCTTTGGAACATACACGAAGCAGATGTGCTTTTTAGATCGAAAATCTAAAAAGCTTCGCTTCTTGGACATCCTAAGGGTGCGTTCTCTCAGTACACCAGACTCGAGGTTGCCTGGTAAGAAGGAGGTTCCTCCTAGTTGGAGC